GTGTCGATGTCGGTGCTGTCGGTGTCGATGTTGGTGTCGGTGTCGATGTCGGTGCTGTCGTGAGCATTCTCCTCTCCGTTTTCACCGTCTACCGAACTGGCATCACCATCCAGCTCCTCTTCCAGCTCAGCAATACGCATCGTAAGTTCCTGAATCGTGCCGCTGGTGCTGACCTCGCGGTTAAGCTGAGTGCCAAGGTCATTCAGGCGAGCGATTAGCTTTTCTTTCTCTGTCATGGGAAATACTCCAGAAAGGTGGCCCGACAGGGCCACCGGGGGAAGTTATGCGAGCTTGACTGACACGAACTCATCCGGGTCTGCCAGCAGCATCAGCGGGGCTGACTGAATCATGGTGAATTCGCGTGCCGGGTCGCCCGTTTGCACCCAGTTTTTCGGGTAACGCGTCGAGGCGTTGATACCTTCTCGCTGGGCATCGGCATCAAGAATGCAACCATAGGTACGCAGGCCGCGCGCCTGAGTGTTACCCAGGACCATCGTCAGGTCTGGCAGATAGTTCTTTTTGACGTCGTTTTCGATGTACTGGCCGGAGTAGACCACGATGGCCACATCGCCATACATCCCCTTGTAGGAAACTGCCTTGCCCAGGTCTTTCAGGGCGGTTTCCAGCTCAGAGTTAGAGCCTCGACGCGTATCCAGTTTCTCCTTCACTGCCTTGAAGGAACGGAACAGCGCCCAGCCCTTCGGATCGAACACAATGATGTTGACCACACCGCTGGCGTTGAGCGCGTAGGTTTCAATGTCATCGGTCGGGTCATACGTTTCTTTGTCGCGGGAGGACCACGCAGCCGCACCGGCCTGGACAATGTTGTTACCAGCGCTGCGGCCCATATCCACTTCAACAGGATCAAACGCTTCCCCGGTCATGGTGTATTTACCGCTTAGCACCGCCTCAACAGCCTGTTTCTCTTCGACCTGCGCAATCGCAAGCTCTTCATCCTTCATGTTCTGGAGGATGATACGGCGACGGCGATAGACCGGGTCAGCCAGATTCTGAGGGTCCTCATCAGGCAAGCGGCGAAGGGTCATCAGTGGGTTGACTTCATGTTTCGGCTTCACATAACCCGGCGTGAACTCAGATGTGCTGCCGCCACGGGAGCGAAGCACTTTGCCGGAGACAATCGGCGAAACGTACAGCGCCATGTTGACCAGACCAGGAATTTGCGACAGGTAAACCTTCTCTGTACTGAAGGGATAGCTTTCGCGGAAAAAGATGCGCAGGAAGAGCGGATCGAATTTGAATTTCTTCTCATTGACCGCCAGCAGCTGGGCAGTTGTGTAAACGGACATAGATTTTTCCCATAAAAAAAGCCGCAAATGCGGCTTTTATGAATGATGATGGTTGTAAAAACGCGGATTAAACGATGCTGATTGCAGTACCGGCGAATGCGTTACGTTTCTTGCTTTCATCTGTGAGTGAAGATGGCCAGAGGACATCTTCAATGCGGAAAGAGCCGGATTTGTAATAGGTCAGCTCGGCGCTGTTCTGGTCAGCTGTCACTGCCAGAACGCCCACGGCCGCGCCAGCATTAGCACCATCCCAGGCGGTCAGCTTGCCAGAAGTGGCATCCAACATGAGCGGTGTCATGGCTGGAGTCGATGCCGTCAGTTCGCCGGGACCATACGCGGTGTGCGCCGGGTCGCTGTTACCAAGCGGCTGGTTATGAGTGAAAACTTCGGTAATTGCCATGATTGCCTCTTAAACGGGTGTATTTAACAAATCATCAACGGAGTCAGTCGATGCGTTGCCTGCTGAGAGTGCGCCTGGTGCAGCTTCCATCAGGCGATCCAGTGCCGTATCGGTACGCGCCTGGGCACTTTGCGGTGCAGCAGCCAGAATGCGCTGTGCGCTCTCGACCGTCATTCCCGGCGTTTCGGCCAGGACGCGAGCCTGTGACTCTCGCCCTTTCGCCTCTTCGCAGTTCAGGATCCCCATGATGCGGCTATTCTCTGCTGCTACTGCTGCAGAGACCTGAGCACTCACATCTACTGGAGACATTGCGGCAGTAGTGGTTGCGTCAACCGTGGTGACCTGCTCAGCCGGTGCAGTAGTCTGAGTAGCTGACTGGTCGGCTGGATTATTGGTCGCTGCAGATGCAGAAGGTGATGGCATAGTTCCTCCAATGGTTGTTTTTTTGCGTCTGTCGAGTGCTTCGCGCATCACGCCGAGCGCATCGGTATTGTTAACAAGTTCATCCGCCAGCCCGTTATCCACGGACTCCTGGCCGGAAAATACTGCCGCTTCGGTGTTCAGTACGTCCTGAACGGACATACCGGTATAAGCGGAAACTTTTTCGGCAAACATCTGACGGGTGGCATCGATACGCGTCTGGAAATCAGCACGCACATCTTCAGGGAGCTTTTCGTAAGGGTTGCCGTCGACCTTGTGATCGCCGCTGTAAATCAGCGTGACCTCAACGCCGTTAGTTTTTAGCGCAGCACTATAGTTGCTGTGCGCCATCATTACCCCGATGGAGCCGGTTCTGGCCGTTTGCGTGACCAGCCGTCGCGATGCCGAACTGGCAATAAGCTGACCTGCACTGCAGTTCATGTCATTGGCCAGCGCCCAGATGGGTTTGATATCGCGCATACGGGCAATAATGTCAGCGCAGTCAAATGCCCCTGACACCATTCCACCCGGCGTATCCATGTCCAGCAGAATGCCGTCGACGCCGGGGTCACTGATGGCCTGCTGCACGCGAGCGATGATCCCGTTGTAACCCGTCATGCCGGAATAAGGCTGCAGCGCACGGGTTTTACTCACCAGAGTGCCGGAAACCGGCAAGACCGCGATACCATTTGCCACCTGATAGCTGCGCGATGGTCGGGGTTCCATGTCATCATCACCAAACAGTGCCAGCGGTTCGGCTATTTGTCCGGCATCAAGCGTGATGCCGGAGACGGTATCTGTCAGCCGGGTGATACCCAGCTGGCCAGCCAGTGCGCAAAAGAAAACCCGCGCGTAGGCGGGTTCAAGCATCAGCGGCTCATTAAAGGCCATACTGGCGATATGCGGAAGATTACGCAGCTCGTGCGCCATCTTGCTCCTCCTCGTTTGATTTTTTCAGTCCAGCCTCAAAAGCGGCAGCGGACCATGCCGGTGGTTTCAGACCCGCAGCACGACGCTCCATTGTTTCCCGGACCTGCTGGGCAAAAATCTCCTGATAATCATCACCGCGTTTGGCGCACTCTTTCTCATACGTGCTGAGACCAGCCTCAATAAGCATGACGGCTTCCTGCACCTCTTTCAGCCCGTCAATCGCCATTCGGCCAGAGCCAATCCAGCTGGCGTTCCCCCATGCTGTTCGAGCCTCCTGGAAACTGAAACGGGCTTTCGAAGGAAGCGTGACCACCCTTCTGGCAATCGCTTCTTCCAGCCAGCAAAGAAACATCTGGCAGGCCTGTCGGGACGCCACAAACTTGCGACGCCCCATAAAGTACGCCCAGGACTCGTTAGCACTTGCGCGTGCGGTCGAGTAGCTCATCTGCGAATAGTTTCGTGAAAGCTGCTCATACGACACACCTAGCCCTGCAGCAATATAACGTAGCAGGGATTGTTCGAACGTTGAATAGCCGTTATCGGTGTCCTGCGCCGACTGGAGGTTAAGAGAATCCCCCGGCAACAGGTGTGGAACTCGTGCCCCGCCCAGGCGAACCGGCGCAGCGGAGTAATAGGCTGCTATTTCGCCGAGCCAGCCCGTCAGTTTGCTCTGCTGCTCTTTATTATCAGCACCGAGGATAAAATCCATCGCCGATTGGGTATCCAGTTCACTCTCGATGGTGGCCGCATACATGGCCTTTACGATAGCGCTCTGGAGCTGGGTGTTTTGCAGGGTATCGAGCATTTTCATCTGCTCCATCACGCTGTAAAACGCATTAGCCCCACGGGTCTGTCCATCCTCCATCGGTTCGAATACATGGATAAACGAGGGGCGGCCACCAGGAAGCTCGCGCGGAATATAGGTCCAGTTCTGCGACATCCAGCCGGGGTATCCGTCGTCGCTGACGTAATATCCCAGCGCAGCACCACTATTATTGATTTTTACCCCGGCACGGCAGTTCCGGGTATCACCGATGTTGTTTGGATTACTGACGCGCTTCGGACTGACCATTTTGAACTGAGTACGGAAAAGACGCGTTGAATCGCTGTCCCATGTCGCCTGCATGCATAATTCACCGTTAAACGCATGCATGGCCACACCTTCACGGATCATCATCGTAAAGGTTCGCTTGCGCTCGGCATCAATCCCGCAAAAGTCATCCTCGGCATACTCATTCCAGGCGGCTTCAACATCCCGCGAAAATGCGCGTGAATCCTCCTCATTGATGCCAAGATAGCGCCAGCTCGGTCGATAGCTGAGTCTGAAAAATGACCCGACTATGTGGTCCTGGTGGAGCTGCACGGCGTTTGCCGCATAGCCATTATTTCTGACCAGATCGTCAGCACGGGCATTTCCGCGCGAGAAGTTAGGCAGAAGAGCCGCATCAGCACTTTCGCTTGGGGGATTCCAGCCCCGCAACTGACCACCAAACCCTCCGCCGCCGCCATGATACCCCGCGTATTCCCGAAGGGATGTTTTCCCGTCAGGACCCACTAAAGATGGTATTTTCATACGTAAAACCTTGCAGGCCCCTGGCGTCGTGATGTGGTACCAACCTGAGATTCAAGGTCAGCAATATACTTTTTGAGATCGGTGACTGAGGTAGCTGTAAATTCCACTCTTCGGCCATCTTTCTGTACCGTCGCCACTCGTTTCCCCATCATCAGGTCATGTAACGCAGCGCGCGCGGCATCCAGTTCAGTCTGTGTTGCCATTATTCCTCTCCAGACAATGCCCGCGCGTAATCCGCCAGGGTCTTGTTATTGTTACGGGTACCTTCTTCCTCCAGCAGGCTGGCAAGAAGTGAATCAAGGTTAAGCTGCCAGCGGGATATGCTGATACGAAGCGCCGCCAGTGCGTAAACAAAGCAGTCGAGAGCCTCATTTCGCCTTTTTTTGCTGTCCCATATGATTTTTCTCTTACCATCAACCCACTTTTCGACCAGTTCTTCGGCGGTCAGCTGCTGCGCCTCTGAAAGATCATAAATATCGGGGTTATTGGGGAAGTGAACGGCACCGGCCAGAGGCTCATCACCTTCAACGGTCAGCGTGAAGCGGTTATAAATCTGCTCTTTCGCGGTATCAGTACCCACTTCTGTCAGATAAACACCGTTTTTGTTGCGTTTGCGGGGCATGTTCGCCACTGGCTTTCCATAAACCGACGCACCCTTTATCGGGATCACACGAAACAGACCGTGTTTTTTAGAGCGGTTGTAGACGATAGTGGGGTCAATACCACCGATATCCCAGCAGATTCGGGATATAGACATTTCTACACCGTTACGGCGTTTATATGTCTTGTTAATTGCCTCATCCACACGGGCAAGTGTTGACTCATCATCATGGCGACCCATGATGATTTGCCTGTCGATAAGCCAGCTTTCCTCACCCGGCCCCCATCCCCATACACGCATTTCGTAACGGTCGAGCTGGGAGTCAATACCCGCTGTCAGATACGCCACTCGCTCAGGCACTGCAGCATCAAAGTGCTCTTTACGCTCTGCTAAAACGTCTGCATCGGGGCGATCACCAATTTTCGCTTCCCACGTTTCGCCCAAGGTGGTGTTCACAAATGTCTTGCGTTTACCCGTGTCGCCTTTCGTTTTGAACCAGTCTTTAACTATCTGTACCCAGGTGGTAAACGGGCTATAAGCAGTCCAAATGTGGAAAGTTACGCTTTCAGGTGGGTCAATTTCAGCATTAGACGATGAGAACCATCGAAGCCCGTCGCGCGTCCATATTCCGGTCAATTCGCAGATATAACGAGCGTTGGAAAAGTCCAGTTCATGTTGCTTAATGACACAAGCATTATGCTCGCAGAGGTAGTAGACCGTTTCGGCCTGCTCAGGCTCCCATTTGAAGCCGAAAGGCGTATCCCGGTCACCAAATTTAAGATATTGCTCTTCACCACAATGCGGGCATGCGACATGAAATCGCATAAAATGTCCGGACTCTTTTGCTGCTCGCTCAATCTGACACGTTCCACGCAATTTCGGTGTCGAACCGCGTATGGATTTGGGCCAAACAGAACCCTCGATACGCTTATCCCCCAGGAAGGTCGGCGAACCCTCTTTCTCAATATCAGCGTCAAACGCAGCCAGTTCATCGTATCCAACGACATCGACTGATTTTTCACGATAGTTCTTTGCCGATTTACCACCCAAGCACCAGAAGCCACGGCCATTGGTAAATCGCTTCATCGACAGCGTGTTATCCCTATGCTTTTTCCCATACCAGGGAGCAAGTGATAACAGCGAGGGAACATCACGAATCGTAGGTTCAACGTGTGACTTCATGAAATTATCTGCGTCGCCGTCGGTCGGCAGCCACAGCAACTCATTACGTTGTTTGTGCTCGATGAAATAAGCAATAACGCCGAGTAGCATTTTCGAATAGCCTACTCGCGCCGACTTAATTACGTTAACAATGCGAATATAGTCGCTGCCCATCGCATTCATGATCGCGCGCTGAAATGGCAATGTTTCCCAGCGCCCTTCCTGATAAGCGGATTCCTTCGGAAGGTAATAATGCGCATCGGCCCATTCGACAGCTGTCATGGGTTCCGGGCGGTATAGTGATTTCAGACCAGCTTTTACCGCTGTACGCAGATTAGCTACCTGACTGGTCGATATAATCATTCAACAACCCCGGAATCCGTTCATCCAGCGCCGCAGCCTTATTCATCGCCTTTATTACGTCCCCTTTCAGGAACTCGATATGCCGATTTTCCAGCTCAGGGAACCGGCGCTGCATCGAAAGGGGTATGCCATCCAGAATACTGGATATTTCAGCGGCAATTCTGGATAACACGAAGGTACAAAACGCAGTCTCTACGACCTCGCGACGCTTTTTCTCATTGGCCAGCTCAGCCGCATCCGCATTAGCACGAGTTAAACGCCAACGTTCATAATCAATATTGACACCATCATCGTCTTCTCCCGGCGATGGTTGTAGTTTTCGACTCTGGTGTTCGATGCGGTTATCAACGACTGAACGAACGTCAAAGAAGACTTCTCGCCCTCTCTTTTCTACTGGCTGGACACCCCATTTATCAAAGGCCTGGACGGATATTCCCAGCGAGGAAGCCATATCAGATTTATTCAATAGCACGGCCATATTCCCTCACCCGTTTTCAGCAATGATTAAACAACAACCTCATGTCCAAAATTTTCATATATAGCGAGAATCTGCGAGGTCGCCGCCCCGTAACAGGGCGGATCGCCGGAAAGGACCCGCGAAGCCATGGGTGCCTGCAGAGGCTGGCATCACCATCCCTTCAGCCTTGCCCATATCAGGCCGCCCGGCTTCATCGCGTTGCGGATGGCAGCGTTTACTGTGTCATGCAATGCCTGCTGCAAGCCAACTACTGAAGCTGTTTGCGCATCATTTTTTGCCTGGAGGGATGCGAATAAATCGCTTTCACGCACGGCATCAATGACGGCCTGCTTCATCTCTTCGCCAAGCCTGATACTTATCTTCGCGTTTGTTAAGACGGCGTTTTCGATGATGGATGATGAAGCGGCTTCATGCACCTTATAACGATCAGCCTTAAACACTACTTTTCCCTGCCCGTCTTCAACACCAACGGTCATACCGGCAGCGTGTTGTTTTCCACCCACTTCCCCGGTGGATTTGACGGCATAGTTCGCATTCGTGATGCTGCCGTCCTGGATTATCGCATCGCGTATAAACACCTGGCCGTGATTAATTATCAGCGTTCCGTTTTTCTCGACAGACCATCCGCTTATCAAATCGTCAAATTCTTTGCTGTTACGAATCTGGTCATTAATTTCATCGAGTATCTTTTGGACATTGGATTAATCCAGTTCAACACTAATAGCCATCGTTCTGTAATGCTTTTGCTTATCCACTGGCACACCAAAGCGCGTATTTACCAGGTGCTTAATCGCAAACGCCTGCCCTTCAGCAGTCAGGAAGGTGAAATAATTTTCCTTTTGATACTCCGTCGCGGTATGGCGTGTTTCAGCGAATCCCAATTCTCGAAGCTCAGCAGCACCAGATTTAGCTGGCAGGTCACCAGACTGAAGCGCGCCACGGAAAAACAGCGAATAAAGAACATCCGTCGCAGCACCGGACAAGGTAATAATTTTTTGACCCATAATTTGTTTCCTTTTAGGCGTGAGCCTGTCGCACGGCAAAGCCGCCGAAAGTTAACGGTTTGCCCAGGCTCACAGCTGAAAGACTTTCTTCGATGTGCGCGTGCGATGCGCATTTAAAACGCCACAGATACCAGTTGCTTGAATGGGTTAATCAGGAATGGATTCGAACCATTGAGCCAGAAGATATAGGCCGTCTGCACCATCTTCCAGCTTATAGCAGCGTCACGCTTCGTCCGGATCGGTATTACCCGACATCTCGCGCACCTGATTAATGTTCATTCTCATAAACATGAGCGCTATACGCGGCGCAGATTGGGCAATGAACCCGTTACGCAGCAACGCTCATGTCTATGAGAATGGAAAAGCGTGCGACCGTGGTCGCACGAAAGCGGAACACTACTTTTATTTATATTGTTTTTTCTTATCCTGCTACTTCGGCCACTGGCGGATAATGGAGCGTTGAGTAAACCGGCAGCTCCATCTTGTACGCGTAATGATATTCCGCTGTAGCACCGGATGACGTCTGCCAGCCAGGGAGCATTAAGATCGCGTCAGCACAACGGAGCATCGCAAAGCAGATGTCCATGTATTCACGTTGCTCCAGACCATTAGGCAGGCTGGCTGGATTGAGAACGGTGTGGCCATGGCGTTTCAGACGCTCCACCTCTTTATTGAAAGCTTCACGATTAAAGTTTTCACAGCCTGTCATTGGCCCAGCGATATAAACTTTCATCAGATATCGCCCTGCCCTTTATCTTCCAAAGCCAGAACGCTGTGTTCTTCTGACCCCGAATACACAATCAATCCATCGTAATCAGGAAAGTTATCGAAACCCGGAATTTGTCCATGACAAATCGTATACTCAGGCTGGCCTTCTTCTTCCGCAAATTTGGCCAGAGCTTTAATCTGTTCGAGTGTCAGTTTGATTTTCGCCATTTTCTCTCCGCTGATTTCAGCTATAAAAAAGCCCCGCTATTGCGAGGCTCCAGATTGGTTGTTTGACTCTCTCACCGAGTCATAAATGCGCTGGCAGGTCATTCCTGCTCGATAGCTTTCGTCAGATCGTTCAGCATAATATTTAGCTTCTGCTGCAAGACTTCCGAGCATGTCGGCGAGCATTGTGGCGTTGGCTCCGGCTGTTTTGCCTCTGACGGAAGCGGCAAGATCTGCGGTGTGCTTTGCGGCTTCCAGGCGGGTAGCGAGTTTTCTTGCCTGTTGCTGCAGCTGGCTAACAGTGCCAGACAAACGGGCAGAAACATCACGCGCGGCAGCTGCTTTCTCTTGAGCATCTTTAACGGCCTCATCACGGGCAATAATTCGCCCTTGCTCTATCATTCTGGCGGCAGTCTGTGCGTTGACTTGTTGCGAGGACTCGGCACTATCACGGTCTGCCCACTTTTTTTCCCATGCCCGGTTACTCCAGACATTGCCAGCGATAAACGCGGCGACCACAACAATCAATACTAAAAACGGCTTCCACCAGGCTTTTATTGCTGCAATTAACGGAGACGGATTCACTTTTCTATCTCCCAGCAGGCAAGTGCACTTTCCTGGTCACGGCGTTCAACCTGCCCGTAGCACCCATTCTTCTGACCCTTTGTCAGTCGACAGTCACGGCCACCATCTTTTATCCACCATCGGATAGCCTCGCAGGCCCCTTTGCGGTCGCCTGCATTAAGACGCTTATAGAACGTCGATGGGAAGCATTTTCCAGGGCCTATGTTGTACGGGCAGAAAGATGCAATCCCGGCTTTCTGCGGTTCGGTCAGAGGAACTTTGATATTGCGGTCAACCCACGCCAGAGCCTTATCCCGTTCGATGGCATTAACCTTGTCGCATTTGGCTTGCGTCAACTTCATACCCTGCACAACTGGCTTACCATCGACCATTGTGGCACCACGGCAAATCGTCCAGATGCCACTGCCATCTTTGTACGCGGTAAGACTATTCCCCTCTTTCTCATCCAAAAACTGGTCGAGAATTTTTGGGGCTGAAGCGCCAGCAAGAATCAAACTCAGAACGGCGGCGCTTAATTTTGCCCTGTTAGACATCATTCGCCTGCCTTAGCGAGTACATCAGCTACTACGCTCACCGCTGCCGGGCGATCTTCGATAGGCTTATCACTCACTTCTTCCAGGTAAGCCTTTATCATTGCTGTCCGTTTCTCATCTTCTTTTCGACGGCGGCGTGCATCAATCCTGCCGTTGATGAAAGATGCAAGGGAGATAAGAAGCCCCACAGCCCCGAATAGCATGTAAATAAGGTCCTGGGTAGTGAACCCCAGCACTCCAGCTATGGTTCCAATCCACGCAAATAATTGCGTGAAGATGTTCCCTGAGTGATCGTTCATTCTCATGGTCTCTTACCTCGCTCTATTTGCGGAGGCTGTGTGCAAATGAAACGCCGTCTAGTTCATTGCGAAATAGCGCAAGGCTGTCGCCAGGACGACACCAATAAAAAACCCGCCAAAGGCGGGTTATATAAGTGACTTCAACTATCTTCTTTTTTTACTACTTCTTTTACTTCTTCTACCGTCTGCAGGTAACGCTCTTCTTCTATTTCTACGCCTATGGCCTTACGCCCAAGCTTCAGAGCTTCCTTAATCGTACTGCCGGATCCCATGAAGAAGTCAGCGACCACATCGCCGGGGCGCGAGCTGCTCCTGATGATGTGTTCCATCATCGCGGCTGGCTTCTCGCACGGGTGTTTTCCAGGGTAATACTGCACCGGTGGGAACTCCCAAACATCCGTATAAGGAACATCTGCAGTCACAGAGAACGGGCGGCGCAAGCTTTCATACTGAGCTTTTAGGCCATCGTATTGAGCTTTAACCGCATCGTATTGCGTTTTGAGATCAGCATACTGCTTTTCATGCTCGCTATACCCGACATCGAACGGCGGGGGACATGCTACGCCGAGAACCTGCGCACGCTGCATGAAAAGCCCATGCAGCTTGTTGAAGTCATCCAGCGACGGCAACTGCCACTGCGACGAGGAAAACCAGTGTGAACACATCTTTTTCCCTGTCGCAGCGTTGATATCCGCTGCCGAAATACCCAACTTCTGCCGGGCTGACACGAATGTCCCAATCAACGGAGAAAATACGTCTTTCCGCAACTCAGCACACTTGCTGGCATACCCCGACTGACCTTTCGCATAGCCAGACGCGCCGTAATGTTCAGCGAATATGATGCGCTCGGTTGCCGGGAAAAATGTACGCAGGCTCTCTTTATTTTGCCGCCGCCATACACCGCTAGGTTTAGCCCAGGTGATATGGTTCAGGACATTGAAACGGTCGCGGGTTAGCAGTTCAATTTTTGCCGCAAGCCGCGAACCGGAAAACATATACAGGCTTCCATTTGGGGCCAGTATCCTCCAGAACTCCGCCAGAAACTCATCAAGCCAGCCCAAGAAGTCCGCGTCACTTTCCCATTGGTTGTCCCAGTCGTTCGACTTAACACCAAAATATGGCGGGTCTGTCGCGATCAGGTTTACGGAATTATCGGGGATGGTTTTGATAAATTGCAGAGAATCTGCGCAAACGAGCTGCGCTCCATTGATTTGTGTAGTTTTTAACATAGCTATTATGTTTCTGCCTGGGTAAGCTAACCCGGCGATGCGCATCGCGGGTGGGCTTTGGGTTCAGCCTATACCTCTGGCATGGGTTGACCGCGGGATGAGCTGCAACTCGTCCCGCGCCCACTTTTTCAGGCACAAAAAAACCGCCCGGAGGCGGTTATTCGGAAGTCAGGCGTAAAAATCACAACTTAGAAAAAAGATACCTAAAAATAGCTGTTTTGCCAACCTTTTTCGTTTTCTATTCCGTGCGACCGTGGTCGCACGATATCAGATAATTCCGTTTTCATACTCTTTTGTTAGTGAGTATCTTCCGAAAGCGCCTCGCCGCGCCACACCAAAACAAACCATCTGCTCAATAATAAACTCTGTTGATGCCTGGCTTAAGCGGCAAGCCTCACTCAGCTCAGCCAGGCTAATGCGTGGATGCCCACGCATTACGAACTCAACGCTTAACGCTTCTTCGGTCATATTCCGGCGTAATTCTTTCGCGTTCATAGCGTCCCCTTAGTCTTCGAACTGATAATCGACATCAGCCATAAATTTATTCAGTTCCGCCAGTTTAGGTTCCATCGTGCCAACAAGACGGCCTGCAAGGCGCTCTGTCAGGTCCTTGCTGTTAAAGCTGTATTCACGTTCAAAGCGTTTAACTTTTTGCCACAACTCATAGAGTTCGTTGGAAATATCTGCCGCGTCTTTGCGCATTTTTTCGTTGCCTTGATAATTCATAATTTACTCCTGATTCAGTCGGTTATGGGGTTTTCCCCTCTCAACGACACGAACTGTAACTCTGCCCAGGGAACACAGCCAGCATTATTTTCCCTTTTTAGTGAAATTTGCTTATTGTGTGATTTTTCTGTTTTTGGTATATTTTCCACATCAGGAGGCTATACTATGTTTAACGTGATAACCCACCCGGCAGCGCTGGATGAGCTTAAAGAATTACCTGATGAGCTACGCGGTCGCATGACCCGGCTTATCGAGAGACTGGAAAGTGAAGGGAACAAGCTGAAAATGCCTCATAGCCGCGTTATCGGCGGTGGCCTTTTCGAACTGAGGGTAGGGGATAAAAACATAGCGAGAACGCTGTACGCTTACGCGGTAGGCAACGAGATTTATCTACTGCACGCATTTGTTAAGAAGACGCAAAAGACGCCTACCCACGCAATTGATATCGCCAGAACGCGTTTGAAGGAGATGAGCTAATGAAAGTAAAAGGCATCCCATTTAACCAGGTAAAAGAAGAACTGCTTAACACCCCGGAGGCTATCCGGGGTTATGAGGACGCCGACAAGGAGTTGGCGATGGTTGAAATGCTATACGAAATGAGGGAGAAAGCTGGCCTGACGAAATCAGCGCTGGCAGAACGAATGGGGTTACAACCGTCAGCGATTAGCCGTCTGGAAAGCAACCCTCTCGGTGCAAGTATGAAGACGTTAACTCGATACGCTAAGGCTTGCGGCGCAAGCATTGATATTCACGCTGTGTATTGATTTAGACGAATTTCTGCAGGTGAAGTAACAAGGGAAAGGCGAGGGTATCTCGCCTTTCCCTTTTTTATTCGCCAGCCTGCCTGATGAGCTCATCCGCGACAACATCCTTGCATCTGTGGACCATATTACGAGACATGCGCAGAAGACGTGCCGCCTCATTCATATGAAGGCTGGCCTCTGGTGAGGCCATAACGGTGCTCACCATATCCAGGACAGCATCGAGATCGCTTAGCTGGGAATCAAGTTTTTCACAACATGACACGGCTGCATCTGTCATTGAATCGTATACCATTTTGTCTACCAAGGTTATTTAATACTGTATATAAACACAGGGAAATCCGCAAACGATACAACCAATTTTTGCCAATTTTTTTGATTAAACTACTGAATTGTCCGGTACTTATGTGCACGACCAGCTCCACGTTCCATTTTTTCCAGGGTCCCATTTTTCACGGCTGAGTCCAGCATCCCCCGGATCGTTCTCGTGTTAAGACCGATGTCGAACGCCAGCATTGAGGCAAAAATAAAACCATCACCGCCGCTGGTCAGACTACTTTCGCTTCTCTGGCGAAGGCGTTCGAATAACAATGCTTTTTTATCCATTTTTAACCCTCCGTGACCAGTCACGCTTTAATGGCCAGCTTCAGTCTAAGAGTCGTCAGCTGGCATGTACTCTCGCCATCGAACAGGCAATCGGAGACCGGAAGTTGCTGGCCACACCGTTTGCATGTACCAGACAGCGTCTTTTGAAGCTCTTTGTAGTTCTTGCGGATCAGGAGGCCTATAACCTCATTTTCGGAATACGGCTCTCGCCCTGGCCGACGCTGCGTGCAAATTTCACTGAGCATACGCAGCTCCTCCGGTTCCAGAACCCAGTCACGCCTGGTCGTTCCTTGCTCTTTCAGCTTCTGACGGCGGATTCTTTGCCGTTCTGCAGGTGTCAGTGCCATCGATTAGACTCCTGTGGTATTGCCGCTGTCGGCATAAATTTTCTGGTGGTGATCTTCGCTATCATGACGCATGGCCATCTCCACAATTTCGACCATGTCTTCTGGCGGAACCTTGCAGTGCAGACCGATGTGTCTTTGTTGCTTGGCGTATTCGAGGATGTGCTGAAGTTTGGCGCGATCAATCATGATTTACCTCTCTGAAGCATGGCGGCGCGGCGGTTAACTACCTCAATCAGTGCTTCTTCCTCTTCGCCCAGGCTCTCAGCAATGCCGCGCTTGTCGCCATCGAAGTCATTCAGGTCAAGACGAATACGGGCAACTTTCTGTATTGCGGCCATTACGTCATCAGGCACAGATAACTGTGTTTCGTCACGCTCAAGCTCAGCAATCTGTTTCTCTGCAGCTTTCAGTTTTTTCCGGGATTCAATGACCTCGCGGATGATGCTTACAACGTCAGTACATTCCTGGGCATATTCGTGATCGTTAATCTCAATGGCGTCTTGTCCTGCGCCATAGAAGTCCTGCAAGCGAAAAAGTAATTGACCATCGGTTAGTGCGTCGGAGCTTTCATCTTCGCCAGTTCTGCCAGTGATGATGCCTTTGCTATACATATCCATCAGCAATGCAAACTGAGAACGCGCTGATACGATCAGCATGTAGCGAACGCTGTTGGCAAACATGTTGGTGTTTTCATCGTGTAGCAGCTCCTCGACGTCATTACCCCCTGTGTTTTGAAACAACGGCAGGAACTGACGCATCCACTCTGGAACGGCATACATTTCTTTAGGGGATTTACTCATCGCTGCTACCCCTTGAATAAGCCGCCTTCATTTCTCTATAAAGTTCACGACCCTTACCTCTGGCATGCAGTTCAACCCACCGTTCCCAATTGGTTGTTACCGCCAGCCACTCACCCCCACGGTGAGACATCTCTGGTATCTTGCCGCCAAACTCAGGCACTGCCTCTATCAGACGAATGCAGCGCCCAAGGTCATCTGGATCATGAGGATAAGCCGCCTCTGGTTGCTTGCGTCCTTGCCAATAGCTGAACTCGTGACTCAAGCACCATGCCATGTAGAGGCTGCTGCTTCCGGTATCGTCGCTATTCAGCCATGCTTCCAATCCCATACCTGCAGATGCGGTAACAAGTTCGCGGGAATACTCCGCACAGATATCGTTGGCAGCTTTGATGACAACGTTCATCCGTCCATCTGCGGGTAAATCGGGGATCTGTCGGTTCAGTTCTTTGGTGATTGCTGTCACCAGTGCTATTTGATTGAGTCGTTTCATTTGTCTTACTCTTCGAGGTTTTGAGAGGCTGTATACAGGTCGCGGTGACGCTCGTTACGATCTGACCAAGCTTTTCTGGCTGCAGCTTCGATCTGCTCAACATCTGAATCGTCGTAGACGTGGCCTTCGATTTCTTCACCCTGTGCGCCGCATTCGTGGCAGAAGACAAATGAGCTGACGTACAAACCATCGTGGCCGTAAATTACGGGCTGATAGAGAGGTTTGTAATCTTTCCCTGAAAGGTATGTTGTGAACGGAGACGGTGGCCCATAGCAGAACGGGCAGGGCGGCAGGTCTTTCTCGACAGAGCTTTCAATCTGAGGAACGGGAGTGCAAACTTTTTGCAGTACGGCCAGAACCATTTTGCAGTCGGCCAGAGCGCGATGTGCTCCATCTACCGACACGCCGTGTCGCGCAGCTGCGGTAGTCAGACTTTGACGCTTGAATGCCTGACGCTTCTCGTCAAACTCTCCATACCACTGGTCATAAACGGCTTTAGCGTCAATATGGCTCGTGTGAATGCGTGATGTTACGAGGGCTGCGTAATAAGTATTTTGAAAGGCATAAATACCTGTGCTTAAGCAGGTCTGATCTAGCATTCGAGCATCAAAGCCAGAGTTCCAGGCCAGCCATTTGTGGTTAGTTATGATCTCCAGAACTTTCGGGAATACATCACGCCACGATGGTGCATTGGCGACCATCTCGTTGGTGATATGGTTGATTTCTGTTGCTTCCGGTGGAATCGGGATGGATGGCTTAACCAGAGTGTCCAGCAACACTTCTCCGCGTATATTGATGATCGCAATTTCGATAATCTCAGCAAATTCGCCAAGCCCTGTCGTTTCCGTATCGATGACTACAAAATCGCTCTTCAGCCATTTATGTATAATCATCGCTAAAATCGTTTTTTGGATATTTACCATTGTTACTCCCATATTCTTTGTTGAAAGGTTCTGGATGGTTTAGGCTCTTGCTTTAATTCAGGTAGCGTGACGTAAACATAATAAGTTCCATCTAAATTCATGGATTCTGCGATAACTACTTCATGACCTTTTTTCTTATAAAGGTCAGAAATATTTTCCGCATCAGTGCGCGACATGGGGCCTTGCTTAAATGGAGTATTCTTCATTATCTCGTGCGACCGTGGTCGCACCCTCTTTGATTTCCAGATAACGTTTGAGCCATATATTTTCTATATGCTTGTTGCCTGGTTGATTTGATAAATACCATTCAGTGATTACGGATTGCCTGTTACTGTCAGGAAGAGTCCGATAGCCGCATGTCGGGCACCAGATGATGTACTCGTTACGGAGGCCAGAGTACCGGAGTACAGGCTTATCTGGTTTCCTGAACATAACCTGCTGACACAGGCAGGTCGGTACTTCTTGCACGATGGCTTTCGATGATTTCACAGCGCTTCTCCGCCGCATTTAATAACGCGGTATCGTTAAGATGCATGCATCGTGATTTCAGTAATAACCAGCGTTTTTTATAATCCTTACGCCAGCTTTCGACGGATACACCCACTAAAGAACTTATGTGTTCGTCTCGCTCTGTCCCATCAAAACCTGAATCATGCAATTCGCGAAATATTTCAGATTTAACTTGATGTATTCCGTAGTAAGTTAATCTCTGCATGATTTTTTTTGTTGAGGCTTTCATCTTCTTAAAGCCTGCTCTGGAATGAGCAATTAAAAAATCAAGCCACAACCACTGGCAAATGGTCACATCATTCTTATAATTTGGTTTGCATCCATAGCAATAATGTAACCATGCAGTTTCTTCGCTGTTTAACTGCTCAACGGCACGTCGCCAGCTGGCGGTCATGAAATCTAATTCTGTCAGTAGCATTGAAGACCGTTTGAAGGATTTACCAACGTGATAACGAACGGGCTCGGCAGGGACAGATACTTCATAAGACTCCGTATCGCCGATGCAGATCGTTCTGGTTGGTTTGTCAGTGAAACGGTCAGAGCTTGCGAGACGCAGCTGCTCCAGCTGGACCTCAAGGATGCCACGCTGGAGATAATGAATATCTGACAGAGCCGTGGATACACAGGCCCGAATGCTATTTAGTTCCACTGTTACGCCCTTCCTTACCCATGCGCTGAGAGGTGAAATCACTCTTTAATTTGTACGCGGTACGGACCTCTATATCGCTTTGTCGTAGAGGTGGAATCTCCCCAGCTTGCAGCCATTGATAGACTGCGCCGGGTGTCACGCCCACGCCAACCGCTGCTTTTTCCACATCGCCGAAATGGCGCACAAGTTCTTCGGGTTTCATGGGGATTATTATAATCAATAAGTGAAAATTAAAGCTAGGTATAATTTATAAAAATTATAGCCAGCTATAAAGAGATCATTTATGATTAAGGGTATGAAAACACGAGGCGAACGACTGAAAGCACGCCGTTTAGAGCTGAAACTGACGCTGAAGCAAGTGGCAGAAGCTGTAGGAATCTCTCTTCCGGGCGTCCAAAACTTAGAACGTGGCGACGTAATGCCGTCGCTGGAGATCGGGCTATCGCTGGCAAAATGCCTGCGTAAGCCCGTGCAATGGATACTGTATGGCACTGAATCTGATCCAGACCGCGTTCCTGTTATTGGTACGACAGAGACCGGACCGGATAGAGACTGGCAGCCTGGAGAACCTGCCAACACAGAGCGATTCCTGCCGTTGGTGAGTCAACGGAACACCGTTTACGCACTGACGGTCGGGAACCAGATTCAGCATCACTACCAGCCAGGAGACGTTATCCTGGTCGATTCCTCGCTTACGCTTGTGCCTGGGGAGGATGTGCTGGTTTGTGATAATAACGGCGAGATCACAATTCAACGATTAGCCCGTTATGACGAGCAGCATTACTACCTTGATAGTGCTAACTCTCAACGGGTTATCCATGATAAAAGTGATCTTCAATTTGTGCACCAAGTAGTCGGTACGATCAAATCGTTCATGGTTGAGGGTAGATGATACAATAACAGGGTTTATTGCTGACTATAAATCTGGTTTAATCCGATCTATACTTTGTCGGGGTTGAACCAGACCGTAGCAGCCGAAAAAAGACGAAAAAAAACCCGAGTCGGCAAACTCGGGCCTTTTTCAGGAAGTAGCCACGAAAACGCAGATACGTCCTTCAGAAAGATTGTGCGTTTATTGTGGCTGCTCCTGCGGATTTTTTCAACCCGAAAAAATGCTAATTCGCATGGAAAGGCTAAAAAATGACCTTACAAGAATTCTACGCGGAGCGCTTTGGCAGCGATCCGTTTTCACTGCTTGACGCGGCACGTGATGAGCTGACTGAGCTGGCGAAGATGGCCGGTATCAACTGGCCTGCGTGTGCTGATAAGATTCAGCTCAATCCGCGCGGTGGTGTAGAGCGCTATACCACCTACAATAATTCCTCCCCGGAAGCTCTGCAGAAGAGCCTTAAAGGCCGTGTGGAAATCTATTCACGCCTTGAGCAGAGCAAGGATGGCATCAGTTATCCTTTCGTTAACTTCGTTGAAAAAGCGCATGACGCTGGTTCCTGGAGTGGCTTTTCGTTCCTGTTTTCGGAGTATCGTCGTGAACAGCAACGAAATGGTGCGACCGTGGTCGCTCAGCCGGAAGAAGAACGTGCACGCATGGAGCGCCAGGCTGAAGCACGCCGCCTCCGAGCTGAACAACAACGCGTTAATTATTTAAAAAACAATCAGATGGAGCAGGAGCGCCTGCTTGGATGGCTGGCTTTCCATCGCGCCTGGGAACATTCGCCAGCTGAGGACGGTTCATGGCCGTATGCTGTAAAAAAAGGGATTCGTGACGTATTTAGCGCTTGTGATATACGTCGCGTGACCAGTCACGACAGTGCGAAATGGAGCCGTGGACCAACAACTTACATGGCGATACCTCTGTCCCACCTGGACGGAAGAAAAGACGGGCGGATTGTTGGCTGGCAACGTATCGATCTGAATGGTGGCAAGTTCCAGACCAGCGCCATCACTAACGGTGATTTCGTCGGTGCATGCTTTGTTATTGGCGACCTGCAGGGGGCGCAAAAAATTGCGACTGCAGAGGGTTTCGCCACCGGGGCATCCATCTGGCTGGCGACCAGAAACGACCCGAAAAAACGCTTTGACGCGGTAGTCATTGCGGTTTCCGCTAACAACATGATTCACGTTGTCGAGCAGCTGGTGAACATGTACCCGGCTGCGCAAATCACTTGCGCTCTCGATAACGACCGCAAATCCTCAGCTGAAGGAAAAGGCAACACAGGCCTCCGCACCGGATACGACATCATGGAGAAGTTTTCCGGCGTCAAATGTGTTTACCCAACTTTTGAGGATGATCCTGAGCTGGAATGCAGCGATTTTAACGACCTGCACAGCCTGAGAGGGCTGAAGGAAGTCGCTCGCCAGTTAACGAAAAATCATCTGAGCCGTGCAACCGACCTGTTGTCGATCACGCTGAATAAGCTGCGTACTCTCCCGCGTCTGAACAGACGTACTTTTGCCAAAGAACTGCTTCGCGCCGTTGATATTGGCATGCTGACATGCCCGGTACCAAACAGCCCGAAAGAACTTATGCGCCTGTTCAGCAGCACGCTGCGCGATATGGGTATTGCTGAAATTTATAACGGTACCGTTAAAGATCACATTACGCGCCGGTTGAATCGCAAATGCCGTGCCGCGCAGACTTCACGTTCGTTCAGTGAACGCATCACCAACCCGAACCTTCGCCCGTCACACATCACTTACAAGCGGTTTGAAACCTCCAGGATGACCGATGAGGTTATGACATACGCCGCACAGCTGCAGGGCATCGTTATTGTCCGCGCCGGGATGGGCTCTGGTAAATCGACAGGCCTCCTGCGTCCACTGATGCTGCAGTCCACGCGTGGCGTCTCCGTCGCGCACCGCGTATCCCTGATAGGCGGCCTGCATGAAATGATGACCGAAGGGAAAGGCGCGAAAGCCGACATTCTGCATTATCAGGATCCTGGCTATCAGGAAATGGCGCCATATGCCAACAAGCTGACTATTTGCATCAACTCCATACTTAAAGGCTGCTGGCAACCGCTGATGCGCCAGCATGACTTCTTCGGCTTCGATGAAGCAACACAGGGCCTGCGTGCCATTCTGGCCGGGCGTGCGATGGGAAACCCAGTTGGCGTATTCAACACACTTATCGACGCGCTGGCGCGTACTGAAGAGCATGCCATTATGGTGGATGCCGACGCCAACGATCTGCTTGTCGACCTTGCTGAACTGGCGATGAAGCGTCGCGAGGAGCTGGGCCTGCCAGCCTGGCTGCAAATTCACGTGATTGAACTCCCGGTCGACGTTCGCAACCGCGAAACCAACAAGCCTATCCGCGTATTTTATACCGAGAATAATCGGATCATGACCGAGGTTATCGCTGCAGTGCAACGCGGCGAACGAATCATGCTGGCCACCGACAGTTCGACGTTCGCCGAAGACGTTACCATGCAGCTGAGACTCCAGTTCCCTGACAAAAAGTTTCTCTGTGTTAACCAGAAAAACAAACAGGAGAAGGAAGTCGACGATTTCACCAACCAGCCTAAAGTGATGGTGAAAAAATATGACGGCCTCATCTACAGCCCGTCGATATCTTCAGGTGTATCAATTGAGGAGAAACACTTCCACCGCCATTTCGGCATGTTCTGCGGGGAAGTGGTCCCCAGCGACGCCATCCAGATGCTGCGCCGCGACCGTACAGCTCAGGAATACATCATCGGTTTCGATAAGCTACGCGGTAAACGTGAAACCGATCCGGAAAAAATCAAACGCGCCTACGCGCAGGCCTTGCTCGAAACGGCTGGCCACTCCGGGCTGCTGACAGACGTTGTCTTTGACGGTGACCGAATTTCACTCGGCGTGGCTAACTCTTCATTCATGCAGCTCAAAATAAAAGCCGCCGCGCTCGAGGCGTCGGCCAGAAATGATTATGCCAGCAACATGATTTGCATCATGCATGATGATGGCTATCAGGTCGCGCCTATGGCCACCGACGCGCTTGCAAACAGCATCGGTAAGGATTTACGTAAAGAAGCCCGTGAACTGGTCTTTGAGCAGCTTATGGAGCGCCACCTGAGTGTCGATACCCCTGACCAGGGCGAACACGATGAGTTGATAAAAAAACGCACCCTGTCTCTGGATGAGCAGGCCCAGCTGGTCCGCTGGGACATCGAAAAGGAGCTGCAGCTGGATGTCGACGAGGTGGCTTTAAAATTCTATTTCGACGGCGGCCTGAAAAAAGTGCGCCTGTTTGAAACCATGCAGCTGGATGAGATAACCGCCCGTCGCCTTGACCGTGAAGAAGCGTTGATTCACTTTACCTACGCTTATCGCGTTGCCGGAAGATGGCAGCAGTTCGTCACTACGGCCATGACGCGGGAACAGGCCGACGCAGAGTTCCAGGCTAAATTCCCGGCCATAACCGATTACCGAGTGAAATCGACCCCTGCTGTTGAGATAGGCATGCGTGGTTTCTACACCCTCAAATCGGCGACGCTGCAGCAGTACTTCCGCGACTGCGGTATCGATCCAAAAACCCTGGAAGGTGAAGCAGACATGGACGCCCTCAAACGCGCCAGAGATAACCTGCTCACGCCGGAACGGCGCGATCTGCTAAACAACGTTTTACGCATCGGCGGCTTCAACACAGAGAAAGGCAAGAAGAAAGCGCCTGCAGACCTCTGCATAGGCATCCTGGAGTCTATGGGGCTATCCAGTAAGACCAGACGCGCCAGAGACGGCGATGCACGCCCCACGATGCGTTCCATTGACCCGGACTCGGTCGAGTTCCTCATGAATATCGTGGAGAAGCGCCGCGAGGCCGGTTTATCAATTCACGCACGTAAGGTGGAAAAAACCACCATCGAAGTGGATCGCGATGTGGATCTAAATATAGATATACATGGTAACCCTCGATCCAAAACAGAGCACGTTCCGGACGCCCCACAATCAGTAATTAGCCAGGCACTGGAGGCTATCCCGGTGGCGGTGCCGGAGGCGTGGGCAGAGAACGCGTTGCCAGCAACCGAAATGGAGGCGGTACGCCTGTGGCCAGTGGCCAGCATCGCGAGAACGTTCGCCTCGCTGTACATGACCGAATTTATGGACCTGCTATCAGTACGCGAAATAAGGCTGCTGAAAGCGTTTCTGAGCCAGCGGCAAGCCGTGGCGATATAACCGGAGGGGTAATGGGAAAACAACGTGAATGCCTTGTCCTCGTGGAGGGATACGACCCTTATGTTGTCAAGGTCAGCCACGACGCGACAAGCTATAGCGATTACAAAACTGGCCGGGAACTTCCATTCACGATAATTCGAATGAACGGGTTCTCAGATAGTGAGGGCGTTTATTGCTGCATTGCCAGCGATAAGAGCATGGAAGACCACACAGACGAAGCTAGGACGCTTCTCAAGGCTTTTAAGGTAAAACCGCTATGACATCGACACCTGAATATTTGGAAAAGCTTTCGACAACTGAATTTTTGGACAGGCTTAATTATGAGCAGCTGAAGTTCTGCCGCGAGCTATGTAACGAACGTATACGCGCTATCCAGGAAGGTGAGAAGAAAGTCGCGTGGGTCGTCACCGATGGCGGTGTTAACTTCGGCTGGTTCCGCACAGAAGATTATCCGAAAGCTGTAGATTTATTGGCTCTTAAGGCAGCTGAACGCTGGGCGGAAGCAGATAAAGAAAACCCTGAGACGAAGTACGAGCTGAATCTCAGAATTGAGGGTGAGCGCCTGCCGGTTTCCGAGTACGAGGCGTTATTTGCTGATGGTCAGTGGGGGTGAATCATGATTTATCGCAGAGGTTGGGTCCCCGTCTTATGGCGGCACGAGCTGGAGAAGCGGCTCAAAGAGCAGGGGTTCGATAACTGGAAAGAGATCTGTAATTTTCTTTGCGGTGAAGGGGATTATTACGCTGAGTCGTCAAAAGTACCTGAGCAGTACGATTACGTGGTAGTCGATAATACTAAATGGATGGGACGGCGTGATGCAACGTTCTGGCAGCGCCTGAACCGTTTGTGGTTCGTTCCGCTGTACCTGCTGACGATTCCGTTCCAGTGGCTCATTCGTGGCCGTATGGGGTTTGAATCAACGTCGAAGGTGGGCGAAGTAATTAGCAGGTTAACCGGGTTGAAGTAGTAACATTACGTTTCTTGCGTATAAAATAGCCGTTCATTTCATAGGATTATATGTAGGTGATTATGCGTAAGAAACTCTTTTTGGCAGGAGTGACGGTTACTTTAGGAAGGTGCGAATAAGTCCGAGATGTGAGATCATCGTGTTGTAACCTGAACCCAGAATGAGTAACCGGATGAGCCAGCAACTGACTTTTGCCGACAGTGAGTTTTCCAGTAAACGCCGCCAGACCCGCAAAGAAGTTTTCCTTGGCAGAATGGATGACTTGCTTCCCTGGGACAAATTACTTGGCGTTATCGAGCCTGTGTATCCCAAGGCCGGTAATGGTCGCAGGCCCTATCCGCTGGAAACCATGCTGCGTATTCACTGCATGCAGCAATGGTACAACCTGAGCGATGAGGCCATGGAAGATGCCCTCTATGAAATCGCCTCCATGCGCCAATTTGCTCGCCTGTCACTGGATAAAGCCATTCCAGACCGCACTACCATCATGAATTTCCGGCATTTGCTGGAGCAGCATGAACTGGCCCGCAAAATCTTCAGTACCGTTAATCACTGGCTAGCAGAGTGTGGCGTTCTAATGACCCAGGGCACCTTGGTGGATGCCACCATCATTCAAGCCCCCAGCTCTACCAAAAACAAACACAACAGCCGTGATGAAGACATGCACCAGACCAAGAAAGGTAACCAGTGGTACTTCGGCATGAAAGCGCACATTGGCGTGGACGCCAAAAGTGGCCTGACCCACAGTCTGGTGACCACGGCGGCTAACGAGCACGACCTCAATCAGGTTGGCAAGTTACTGCATGGCGATGAAGAATTTATCTCAGCCGATGCTGGTTATCAGGGGGCCGAAAAGCGCGATGAGCTCAGCGATGTCAGCGCAGACTGGCTTATCGCCAAGCGTCCCGGCAAAGTGAATGCATTGAAGCAACACCCGCGCAAGAACAAGCTGGCCATCCGTTACGAATACCTGAAAGCGAGTATCCGAGCGAAGGTTGAGCATCCATTTCGGATAGTAAAATGTCAGTTTGGTTTCGTCAAAGCCAGGTACAAGGGGCTGGCTAAAAATGACAGTCAACTGGCGATGTTATTCACCCTGGCGAACC